TATTCATTAGTTCCCCCCCCAATTTTTAACCGCCGCCCCTTTAAATCATCCACTGTACCTTAACCCATTTTCATTGCTAGTTCAGCAACACAGCGATTATTTAATGTGTATACACTTTCAACTCCACCCACTGGCATTAGATAACAAGGACCTGTGAATCCCTCGGCACGATAAATGTCTAGCGTTTCTAGTGCCTCTTCGGCATCTTCTTCTGTAGCACATACAAATTTAAGATACGTGTATCCTGCTTCTTGATATTCGCATACTATATCTGGTCGAATAGCTTCGTGTCGCTCTTCTCCTGAACAACTAAGTTTAGCACTAACTGAAAAGGTAACTTCCCTATGAAAGGGTTTAGTTGGTTTAGCCCACTGTTGTAGATAATTTTTAAAATCTGAAGTTAGTTTTTGTGTTCCATTTGTTTCAAATGTGATTTCTTTTAAATCAAACATTTTAGGATGTTCTAATAAATCAGGATAGGCACGTTGCCAACCTAGTAACGGCTCTCCACCTGTAATAACTAGATGGGCATCTTGCCATTTATTTTCAGGAAGAACTTCCATGGTACGTTCAACAATAGCATCCGAAGTCAGCATAGGACTAAGATCCTTAAACCTAGGATCCCATGATGCGTAACTATCACAGCCTGTACTGACTAACGGAAGTTCTTCATACTTTGTAAACGGTAGGTTATCGTGAATTATTGCAATGCTTTCTGCTTCTTTACTCAGTTCGCCACGAGGCATACCAAAACCTGCACATTTAAAGTTACAGCCGAATGTGCGTAAGAATACAGAAGGCACACCCATATATCTGCCTTCTCCTTGAATGCTGTAAAACAGCTCTGCTATTTTTATTTTACTCATATGTATATTTTACTATCTCTCTTCTCTTCTTGTCTACGATAATCATCTATTAATTGTCGACATTCTTCTGCTATGTTCTTTGGATAGTTATTTAAGTTCGATGTACAGTCGTACACTTTGTCCTCATATCCTGCATTTGAAAACCAAAATACTATTACAGCAAAAATTATCAGCGACATAGTAATAATTCGATCTTTCATTAAACACACTCGCTGATTAATAATTTGCACATTAATGCATCTTGTTCGTTTTTAAAACTAAAATGCATACATTCTGAATTAACTTCAGTAACATATCTACCTCCTGGTAATCCAAAGTGTTCTACAATGTTAGCACAGGTTTCATTCCACCAATGATTACTTTGGCTTTGCCATGGAACGGTTACTGTGTTTATGTTGCTTCTCATACTGAATACTTGCGATAATTACCCTTACCTGGGATAGTATTCCTAACGCCACCTGTTGGATCTTCAACATCGCCCTTTCTCCTTGGGATGAGATGTATATGAGGATACATAACAGTCTGTCCAGCAGCTTCGCCCCAATTAAGACCAATGTTGAAACCATCCCATTCTCCAGATTCTACTTTTTGTTTGCCTATTTTTAATGCGTCTGCAAAACAGTCTTCAATGACTCCATCTGCAGCATATTGTGGTACAAATAATAAATGCCCTTCGGTGACAGGATACTTATCTTTGAAAATAACCACGTGATAATCACTTCGAACTATCTCAGTCCACGGTGCAATTCCTGCTTCTTGAGAATCTGCTAATGTATAATGTAAAATCATATTATCCCCTAATTCCGGATTGTGTGTAAGTTATGGTCGGTCCAGAGCTTTCAATGTCCATGCCAGCACTTCGGCCTTCATAATATCGACCATTCCATTTTAGTTTTAGTTTAACACTTTTATTTAGAATAACGTCTAAGGTCTGCTCAAAAACAAATTGATCTACCACAGCCTCAACAGTCTTACTGTTTTTAGCCATTTTAATTTGGCAGGTGTGGCTGTGCCTCATAATTGTACTCATTGGGTATTTTTTCGATCGTTGAAACGTTCTAATTGGTCAGCACTGCGTTGTTGAAAGTCTACCATGTTATGATAGCCCATTTTATAGCAGGGACAATAATCACCCAAAATCCAACGAGACAGTTTAATTCGTAATCGTTTAATCATGGCGCTAGACACTGTGCTTGAACTTCAATCACTGGTAACAAATCGCCAGTTAATGCATCAACTCGTAATCCAGCTTCGTTTATAAAATAACGGCGTCCGGTAACCTGATCAATTTGATTATTGATATCAGACATATAATCTCCTGCTGTAGTAAATTTTAGATCGTTCATTTAGTCCACCAATCTTCCCAAGGAAAGTCTACCCATACATCGTTTTCAGCTTTGTTAATTTCGATACCATTGTAATCCATTTTAACTTTGCAATTACTGGCTAAATTATCTACCAGGACTGCGAACTTAACATTGTTGTTCCATACTTCTTCCCAACTAGGATCTTCTGGAAAACACCCACTGGCCCAATCTTGCATTATCCAATTAAATGTAGCACCAGTATCGTTGATATCGTCTACAATTAAAATATTTTTGAAAGTTCCAGCGTTTTCTAATAGGTCAGTGGCAGAAGATAACACTCCGGCGATATCGTTTTCATCCTCCACAAATCTTTCTCGACTCTGTGGTCCTAGCGCATCCTCAGCCATCCATAGATTTGATTCTGGACCTAGATCATTATCTCTTAAACTAACACTTAAAGTATACATGGGAACATTGAGATAATGACTGAGCATAACTGCAGGAATCAGCCCGCCTCTTGTGAGACCAACAATATAATCAGGTTTCCATTGGGAAACATGAATTTCTCTTCCAATTTTAGAA